GGAAGTCTAGATAGTCAAAACTTTTGGGTGCAGATAAATAACAAAATAACTGCTAGAAGAAAAATGAGTGCTAAAGTAATACCAAACCTATAATGTATAAAAAAGCAAAATATAATCAGAGTAAAATTCGAAGTGTAGAAACCATTGAGGGTGAACCAATAGAATGGAAAATAGAACGGATTGTAAGTAATAAAGAGCCAATTACGGATGGTGCACCAAGTATCTTTACAGAGCGTAAAGAAGGGGTGGTAAGTGCTTATAATATACGAACTGATAGATGGGAAATTGCAGCAGATGCAATGGATCTAGTTAGTAAAAGTAAACAAGCTAAAAGAGAAGAAAGAGCCGAAGCAAGAAAAGCTAAAAAAGAGGCGAAAGTAATCGAAATTAGCAAAGATAAAAACAGTGGAACTGAGTCAACAGAAGGCACCAGTAAAGCAGAGTAAAAGAGTAGAGGGGGACTAATAATCCCCCTTTATAAAAAGCAGGTGGTACGCATCTGTTCTTATATATCAAGAAAAAATAATCGCTTTAAGAAAGCGCGAAAATAAAAAAAACAATGGATCCAATTATAACAGGAATAGGAATAGCAGGAGCAGGAGCAATAGGAAATACAATAGCAGGTGAAACAGCTCAAAGAAGACAAAAAGAGTTAATGTCGATACAATTAAAAAATCAACAACAGTTGAATAAACAAGGTGCAGCACTACAAATGGACATGTGGAATAAAACAAACTATAAGGCACAGGTAAAGCATATGAAAGATGCAGGACTAAGTGCAGGTCTAATGTATGGAAAAGGCGGTGCCGGAGGAGCAACAGCAGGTAGTCAAAGTGGTGGAAGTGCAGCAAGTGGAAATGCACCACAAAGAGCACAAATGGGTATAGAAGGACTAATGGCAGGACATCAAATGAAATTGATGGCAGCACAAGCAAGAGATTTAAACGCAAGTGCAGAAAATAAAGAAAATGGAGTAAAGAGAAATTTACAAGCGGACTACGACAGTAAAGTAGAGACTATAAAAGGACAACAAATAAATAATAAGATACAAAAAGAAAGTGCACTAGCACAAATAGAAAAAATAAGAAAAGAAGCAGTAACAGAAGGGTTGAAACAAAAAATGTTAGAGAGTAACATTGAATTAAATGATACAAAAATGAAACAACTTGAACATAAAATATACCAAGATTGGGCTAAAGTAGGATTTAGTGGTTTAGATAGTGTATTAAGTTTCCTAAACGGAAAGAAAGCTTTAGAAGTAGCATTGAAGAAATTAGCAATGAATCAAAGATAAATGTGCTTATATCCAAGATTAATAAAAAATAGGAAGTACATAGCTAACAAAAAAAACGGGGGGGTAATTCCCCCTGTGTTAGACCAGAGAGTATTACAAGTACCGGTAGGTTGTGGAAAGTGTGTAGAATGTAGAAAACAAAAAGCTAGACAATGGCAAGTAAGATTACAGGAGGATCTAAGAAAAAATAAGAATGCTCAATTCGTAACATTGACATTTAGTGACACAGAATTAAATAAATTAGAAAAAGAAGTAAAAGAGCTAACTGGATATAATAGAGATAACGAAGTAGCTAGAAAGGCAGTAAGGAGATATACGGAAAGATGGAGAAAAAAGTACGGAAAAACATTAAGACATTGGCTAGTAACTGAATTAGGTTCCACAAATACAGAGCGACTCCATATACATGGTATAGTATGGAGCCAAAACAAAGAAGATATCCAAAAAATTTGGAAATACGGCCAAGTATGGATAGGAGATTATGTGAACGAAAAGACAATAAATTATATAGTAAAGTACGTTAATAAAATAGATAAAACTCATAAGGAATATAACTCTAAAATATTTACTAGTAAAGGAATAGGAAAAGAATATTTGGAGAGAAAAGATAAAGAGAGAAATAGGTATAGACCAGGAGAAACAATTGAAACATATAAAACTAGAACAGGAATAGAATTAGGACTACCGATATATTATAGAAATAAGATATATAGTGATGAAGAAAGAGAAAAGCTATGGTTAGAAAAATTAGATAAAAAAGAAAGATGGGTAATGGGTGAAAGAGTAGACATAAGTAAAGATGATAAAGAATATTTTAAATTATTGAATGAAGCAAGAAAAAAAAATAAAAGGTTAGGATATGGAGATAACAGTAAGAATTGGGATTTAAAAAGATATGAAAATCAAAGAAGAAATTTAAAGAAAAAAGAAAGGATCGAGAAGATATACGGAAAGGCAATCGCTAATGATTGGCCTACGAAAAGCGAAAATGCTTTTCATTAAAAAAAAGGAGGTTTAAGGGAAAAACTAGGATAGTAAAAAAAAAAGTGTAAATTAGCGTGAAAATAAATGTGTAACCAGAGAATAAAAAAAGCTAAAGTATTGGAAAAGAGAGAGTTAAAAAATGTCCTATAATATATATTATGATAATTGACGGAAAGTCAGTGATAACGTGACATACAGACACCTCCCCTACCCCAAGAAATAGTACTAAAAAAGATGAAAAAAGTACTAGAAATTGCAAGAAAAATTCTCAAAATTTTAAGAATGCTTATGAAGATGAGAAACTTTATAAACGTGAAAGAACTAATACGCACGTATAAAGAAGAAACAGGGAAAAACCCATTCACAGGAAAAAACTTAGAAGATGAGGATTTGGAAGTCAGAAAGTTGCTTCGTAGACATAGAGACCGGAGAGCTAATAAGAAAATTAGAGATTAAAAGAGGTAGATATATACTACTAAAAAAAACAACAAACATAAGACAAGATGGAAACACAAACATTAAAAGCATCATCAACGAATGCAAAAGAAGTGGACAACAAGAAATCTTCTAAAGAGTTAATAGTTCGGAAAGAAGTATTAAATAGTCCGTTTACAATAATAACAACGGAAGGAAGAAGTTTCGGGGTGATGGGTGAGTATAGAATCACTAAAGAAAAAAGTAGTAGAAAAGCAGTAGAAGAAGAACTGCAAAACATGACATGGAATAGAATAGTCCAGGTTATAATGATATTAGGAGAAATGAAAGAAAAACTAAATAAAGAAACAAAATGAAAACAGAAATTGGAGGAGACCGACTAGGCTCAGGAAACAAACAAAGCGTAAGTTTAAAAAACTACGAAAGAAGTACACACGACTTAAGTTATTTATGGAGAAGCTCAATGGCAAGTGGAACATTGGTTCCATTCATGAGTGAAATAGGACTACCGGGAGATAGTTTCGATATAGATCTAGATTGTGATGTAAAAACTTTACCAACAATAGGACCATTGTTCGGAAGTTATAAAGTACAGTTAGATGTATTTGAATGTCCAGTAAGGTTGTATAATGGTAAATTACATATGAATATGTTAAATATTGGTATGGATATGAGTCAAATAAAATTACCACAAATGACAATGGGTGCGGTGTATGATAAAGAAGACTTATCAGATAATGCACAAGTAAATACATCGTCAATATACTCGTATTTAAATATAAGAGGGTTAGGAAGAACGGCAGACGGAAAGAAAAAAGCAGTAAAAAGAGATTTTAACGCAATTCCATATCTAGGATATTGGGACGTGTATAAAAACTACTATGCGAATAAACAAGAGGAGAGAGGATTCGTAATACATCAGTCAGATGAAAGTAACGAATGGCAAACTCATAAATGTCATGTGTATGTAAATGGTAATTATCAAGGAAACGCGTATAATAATCAAATACAAATAACAAATGAAAATCAAGGTGGGTATATGCAGACTGAAATAAGGTTATCATATAAATGGAATAATACAATAGCACCTGAAGGACAACCAAACTTAGATGAAGTATTTGTTGATTTAAATGGGCAACTATGGGCTTTGACAGACTTATTCTATAATTTCGAATATAGTGAGATAGGTGGAACATATACAGTAATATGTACAGGAAACCCGGCAGGATGGACGGGACCAATAGGTATAAATATAGCAGTTGTAATGACGCAAGGAAATTTACCAAATACAATAGTACCAGGAACAGGAGAACCATACCTAAAAGAATTCCCGTTAGATAACATAGATAATATGCGAAAAAACATATTAGCAGCGGTAAACAGTCCAAATGCATACTATATAAATAAAGACTCAGTAAGTCCATACGGATTAGGATTGGGTAATCCAACAGACGATGATGAAGGATGGGGAGAAGCATATTGTAAAGCAACACAAGAAGGATTAGGGATCAAAACATATCAAAGTGATTTATTCAATAATTGGATAAGTACAGAATGGATTGATGGAGCGAACGGAATAAACGAAGTAACTGCGGTAAGTACGACAGGAAACGAGTTTACAATAGATAGCTTAAACCTAGCGAATAAGGTGTATAATATGCTTAATAGAATCGCAATAAGTGGTGGGAGCTATGATGATTGGCTAGATGCAGTATATACGCACGAAAGAGCAAAAAGCGTAGAAAGTCCAATATATCATGGAAGCTTAATTAAGGAATTAGGATTCGAGGAAGTAATAGGAACGGCAGCAAGTCAAGTAGACGGAGTATCGCAACCATTGGGTGAGCTAGGAGGTCGAGGAAGATTGACAGGTAAAAACAAAGGTGGAAGAATGAAAATAAAAGTGAACGAACCGAGTGTAATACTAGGAATAGTGAGCTTAACACCAAGAGTGGACTATAGTCAAGGAAATAAATGGGACACAGGGTTAAAAACAATGAATGACCTACACAAACCGGCATTAGATGAAATAGGGTATCAAGATTTGATAACAGACCAAATGGCATGGTTCGATAGTGTAACAGACATACAAGGAAATGTAGATTATAAAAGTGCAGGGAAACAACCAGCGTGGATAAACTATATGACAAATGTAAACCAGACTAGAGGAAGTTTCGCAGTAGGAAATGACGAAGAGACAGAAGTAGGGCAAATGTTTATGACACTAAACAGAAGATATGGACAAGGAGAGAACGGTATAGACGACTTAACAACGTATGTAGACCCAAGTAAATACAATAACATATTTGCTGATGGAAGTCTAGATAGTCAAAACTTTTGGGTGCAGATAAATAACAAAATAACTGCTAGAAGAAAAATGAGTGCTAAAGTAATACCAAACCTATAATGTATAAAAAGGCAAAATATAACCGAAGTAAAATTCGGAGTGTGGAAACCATTGAGGGTGAACCAATAGAATGGAAAATAGAACGGATTGTAAGTAATAAAGAACCAATTACGGATGGCGCACCAAGTATCTTTACAGAACGTAAAGAAGGTGTAGTAAGTGCTTATAATATACGAACTGATAGATGGGAAATTGCAGCAGATGCAATGGATCTAGTTAGTAAAA